TAGGTCTTTTAAAATCTTCATTAGTTAACCAATTGTTTATTCTAAACTTATTAGAGCTAACATTGCTTAATTTATCTCCATCATAAAAATAAATACCTTCAGCATTTACCCAAAAAATTCCATTAGGTGTTTTTGCTATTTGACAAGGATGTTTAACTCCTGCTCCTGCCCAAGTTCCTGCTAATTCTTCACCTCTTGATGTTACTCTAATAGCATATGCTGTTTTTTCTTTAAATTGAATTAATTTATCTCCTGTAGATTCTAACGCTACAATACTTTCACCATCAGATGTAGCAACGTCAATAAAATGAGTTCCATCATCTGGAAAAGTGTCAAATCTATCAATATCTGATTTTAACATTCTATCAGGAAATGTTTTGTCTCCAATTTTTAAATTACCAATAAAAACTTTTCTTTTAACAACTGCTACACATTTATATCTTGCAGATAAATTTGTATCTGCTTCATAACCGTTTTCTGATTCGTAAGTTGATATTGGAGGAACTTTAATTGAGTCTCCCTTAGTATTTCCTGTTATAAGCGCTTTATTATCAGTAGAGTTAGTTGCGTCCCACGCATTGCTAGGCACATCCCCTAATCTTAATAACTCTTCATCGCTATCTTTAGCGTGCATCACATATGTACCTTCTTTTAAATCTACATCATAAAGCATTGTCCATTCGTCTGCTAATCCACCACCAATAATATCTACTTGTTTCATATAAATTCTAAAACCTTCAATACGCTCATTCCAAGTATTATTAGGGGTAATATTAAAGTAACCCCCTGTTTTTGAGTTATTACATAAAAATGATAAATAACTTTTACCTACATCTTTTACTTGTCTTAAATCAAGAGCATTTGTTTGAGACATTGGGGACAAATTTTTCTTTGTAACATTTATTGAATGTAAAGTAACAAGTTCTCCACCTCCTCCAGTATTATTTCTAAGTTGTATAGCAACTGGCACAGAATAGTCAATAGAGCTTCCAGAGGTCGCAGTTCCAGCAAATTCAATTAAGCCTGTAAAAGGGTTTGTAGGTTGAGATATTGTTAATGGTACAGGTGCAGGAGACCCAGCACTAACATCCATTTGTCCAGGGCCAACACCTACATATATTCTAATATCGTCAGTTGTTTCTGCTTTGCCTGTATAAGAAATAGCGCCTGACACATAATATTCTGTTTCTTGTTCTACAACACTTGTTCCTGCTTCATAATATATCCAATTTCTGAAACCATTATTTGTAACAGTTCCAGGGCTTACAAAATCAAAATTATTAGTATTACTAGTATCTAAAGGGGCTGAAAGTTCTTTAAGGCTAAAATTATCCAAAGAAGCTGTAAATACACTAGAAACAGCTGCATTAATAATTATTTTAGTGCAACTAGCGTCATAAACAAAATCTAAAGTTTCTGTTGTTGAAGAGCCATAATCTCCTTGTGCTGTATGAGAATTTTTATCTTGTATAACAAAACTATCATTAGATGTCCCTATAGACAAAGTTCCTTTTGTAAAAGAAGAAATTGTAAGGTCATAAGATAATCTGTAAGTCCTTCCTACAACCATTGCTTCTCCACTTGCACCATCAGCATCTGCCCAATGAGATTCATCTAAATATGCATATTGCCTATTAGATGCGTCATCATCAGGAGTAACAGTTATGTCATTAGTTTCATTATACGAATTAAAAGCATTATCTCCAGCTGCATTAACCCAATAATTTCCTCCTGAAAGTGTTCTATTACCTGCCTCACTTATTTGTTCATCATGAAGACTCATATCATCACCACTACCAAGTATTGTTTTCCAATGAGGAGCTGTAGTATTAACCTCTGGAAATGTATTGTCAGGTTTTATTAAGTTAGCGGAATTATTAGCTAATGCTGTAGTAACATTAGATTCTTGCAACGCAGAACCTCCACCATCATATAAAAATGACATTCCTAATATATATTTATTTTTTAAATTATCATCTATTATTTCATCTTCAAGTATTACAATTTCAGTTCCAAGTTGCGTATAGCCAACAGTATCTGTGTCTGCAGCAATCTTTACTTCTCCAGTTGCATCACCAAAACCTACAACTTCATGCACACCATTTAAAGCAGCACCATCACCAGTAGCTCCAGATATAGATATAAATTTACCTACAGCAAAGTTATAAGTAGCAGAAGTAACATCTACTGATGTATCAGGAGTTGCTGTTGCAGCTAATGTAATAGTAATGACAGTTTCAGTACTTGTTGTATCTGCGGAAACAACAGCGCCTGTTTTAAAATTTAATGTAGCATCAGTTTCTATTGTACTTAATGAAACTCCAAGGTGAACTTTTTCAGGCTCTGTAGGATATAATCCATCTGATATTAAGTTACTACCATTAAAGCCTAATATGTTTGTTCTAAAAACAGTTAATGCATCATACTTAGGAGCTTCAGGAACTTGTATGTCTTGAACCCATCTATTAATATTTACATTAGCTCCAGCCTTTTTAAGCATAGGACGTTTAATATGAGCAAATGTTTTAGGCACATTGATTTTAAATATTTTAGAGTCGTCATCATGATTTTCTATTTTAGTTCCAAAACGTCCTCTTTCTACAGTTAAAGAAGTAGCATTTGAAACTGTCACTTTCATTACTTCTGAATCTATTTGGATATATTCTCCAACAACTAATCCATGCCCTGCATCAACATTAAATGTTACAGTCGCATCTGAAGTGATTGCTGCTGCTGTTAAAGCGCTTAATTCTTCTTCTCCAAAATTAGCATCACATACTCTAAGACCGTTGTCTGCTTTATAGTAAATAGGTTTAACACATTTTAAATCTACTAAATCTTCACTATCACCATCTGTTCCAGTATTATGTACAGTTCCCATAGATATAATAGAATCTTTCCAGTTATCATAACCACCAAAAGGATTTATATAATCTGTCCAAATATCTATATCTGCACCATCATTAACACATATAAATTCTGTACTAACTTCTTTTGGTTCAACAATACTGTCTGTATTATTAAAATCATAGTCATGTGTAAACGAAAATAGCCCATGACCTGATGATATGGGCGTTTCATTTTGGAATCTATTTTGACCGTCTTGACCGTCGGTAGGACTAACAGGTACATTATCTGCGTTTACAGTTACAAATGAAGATTTACCATCACCTGATAGTACTATTCTACCTTTATTAGAGACACTAGCATTAGTAACTTCTACTAATTCATTATTTTCTATATCTCTAGGGTCAGCCTTTTTATTGATACCACCTTCAAAAGATTTTATATGGTATACTTTTTTAGGCATCTAATCTTCTATTAAAGCCTCTTTAACTACTTCTTCAACAGAATCCCAAATAGCATTTAAAATTTTTTCTTCTGTTTTTTCTGATATAAGTGGAATGTCCACATTATCATTCATTTTTTTTATTAATTTTTCTTTCATATCGTCATTGAATATATATCCAGCAACTATTTTACCGAAACTTGACATTAGTATACTCCTTTTGTTGAACGATTTCTTGCGTCCCTTGTTGGTGTTTTGGTTCCTACATTTTTTTGAGAAGCTTTTGCTTTCCTTTTTAATCTTACTTGTCTCGCTCTTTCTTTTAAAGCTTCTGAGGTTTTTTTTATAGGTGAATATTTTAAACCTTCTTTTTTAACTGTTTGTTTAGTTGAAGCTGGACTTACAACTTTTCCATCTTTATATTTTTTAGGTCTACCTACTTTAGACCCATATGTACCTTTACCTTGTGGCATAATGCCTCCTATTTATTTTTTTGTTGGAAATTTTGAACCTCCCATTAGTGCAGGACCCGCTTTTTTCTTCCATTTAGGTTCCTCACCTGTTGCTAGCTTTCTATTTATTGATGCTAAAGAATCTACTTTTTTTCTTTTTTCCTTTTTAGGCTCTTTTTTACTTTCTCGTTCCTTTAACCTTTTTAATTCCATTTCAGCTTCTCTTCTACTACCTTCCATAAACCTATATCTGGATGAACGATTCCTTGCATCTTTTATTTTGCCTTCTGCCATAACACCTCCTAGTGTTGTTCGTATTTCTTGTTTTTTAAAAATCTTTCTTTTAGACCATTACCGCTTAAAGCAGCAAGTATTTCTACAATTGCTCTATAGCTTGCTTTTATATCTTCTTGACCTAATTGCATTTGTTTTTGCGCATCTATAAGCTTTATAACAATACCTTCAAACCTATCATTAGCATCATCTAAATCTTTTTTTAAATCGTCCTGTATCCAATTATTTTGTTTCCATATAAAATAACCAAATGCTACAGTCATTACTACAGGGACTCCAAATTTTTCTATTGCTTGAAATAAATCCATACTATAACCTAGGAACTGATAAGGACCTTACTCCGCTTTTTCTGTGAGGATATTTTTTAATAACTCGTTCATACTTATTTCTATAATAACCTGCTCGTTGCAAATCTCCACCATCTTCTAATAATCTTGATTTTACATAATCAATTATAGAAGAGTGTAATGATGTATCTACTCCTGAATTAGCTTTTAAGTCATCATCTAATTGCTCAACTGTACCATACTTAGAATGAGTATGTATACGTAATCCACCTGTAATACTGCTTTCGCTATATGTATCATACCTATCTATTGTAGTTTCAGTTGTATCACTAGTATCGCTAGATATAACTTTACATACAATAGCTAATCTATCATCATCATTATACCATGCAAAATAACTATTTGGATAGCTTCTTTTATTTGTAGCCATTTAATCTCCTATTTACATGCAACAAAAACTTCTACGTCACAGGCTGCTGTATCTGCTGTAGCTGTAACATTTACTAAATCATTTAAACTTACAGTTAAAGCTGAACCACCAGCATGCATAGTATTTACTACACCGCCAGATAAATCACCATTATAGATAAAAGATTGACCTTTATCTAAAAGAAGCGCAACTTCTGTATTGTCTTCATCTTTAAAAGTTAAAGTTACATGATTAGTGTCATCTAAATTCGTAATACGAATATATAAAACATCACTTTCAATAAATGTTCCTGCAGCTACCGCTGTATCCATTGCAATAATCTCTACTTCAGAAGCAGGTACATCAATAATTCTTCTTGATACTGTTGCTATAGAAGGAATCGATAAAGTTTGTGTTCCACCTTGGTTTTTACCATTTAGTGTTATTGACTCAGATATTGTAACTGTCATTGTTGAGGCTGTTACTGTACTTGCCATTTCTTACTCCTATTTTAATGAATCAGACGTTTCGTCTGTATCATCCTTTAATAATGTATGTGAGTCTGCCAACATAGGTATTCTCACATATCTATCATTGTTATCTAAAATTTCGACTTTTGTTACATCTATAACAGAGTCGTCTAATTTATACCATCTTTGTTTTGAATTTAAATTTTGTACTTTTTCTGTAGTGTAATGCTGAATCTTGCCTGACATATCCATTAAAGCATCATTTATAAGTTGCACTAAATATTTTTCAGGCTGTCTTCCCATTGTGTATTCTATTTGTTGTATTAAATCTTTAACCTTCACGCTGACCTCCTGGCTGTCTAACATTAGCTCCTATAGTTTGTAAAGCCTGAGCATAGTCTTGTTTTAATCCTGCTATCATAGGAATGTATAATTCTGCATCTTCTTCTTCAGCTAATAATGCTTCAGCAGACTTAATTGCTGCGTATAAAACAACAACATAAGTCATATCATTTGAAAGATTATCAATACTGCTTCCTGCAGATGCATCAATACTTGTTAAAGGTAAATAATATATATCAGCTGTTTGAGATGCAGTTGGGTCAGGATAAACATTTAGTACTGCATTATTAATAAAATAAACAGGGTCAGTATCTTTTACGTGCATTAAATCGTTAGGGTCAGTTATTCTAGATGACATAGCTGCTGGCATTTGCCTACATATTTGACTAATTCCTCTAGAATCTTTTCTAACCACAGTTACAATAGGACCTATAGTTATAGTATCTAAATCTAATGTAGCAGGCGAATTACTTAATGTTGTTGATGTTGAACATTCTGCTAATTTAGAAGCAGGCAAAATATTATATAATTGCGCTAATCCATCAGATAGAAAAGTATCCATAGCAGCTTGGTCTGTCATTGCAGTTCCTACTAAATCTTGTATTTGTGCGTCAAAATTTGCCACTATCTTCTATTCCTATCTGCTATATCTTGGTCTATTGTTGTTTGAGAAAATTCTACTTTAGTTTGTCCGCTCCAAGTTTTTCTCATATTAATATATTTACTTATGTCTCCACGACTTTGATTAAAGCCTTTATTATGCTTACAACTATCTGGTTTTACTGTTTTTCCACAGTTTTCACAGTATATAAATATAGCCATTATATTTTAGTTCTCCCAATTATTTTATGTATATTATTCACCTGTAAATGTACTACTATTTACTAATTCTTGAGCTTCTGTTTTAGTCAAAACGCTAAAATCTGGATAGCTAGAACTTGAACCTAAATCAGCTAGCTCTGATAGGGTTCCATTTTTCATAGACCATTCACCTTTAATAATAACATAAGATTTATCATATGAATATCTAGGCGACCCTACTTGACCACTCATTATAATATCATACCATGTAGGTGCTGACTTATAAGTGACTTCTTCAGTTTCTTCATTAACTGATTCTACTATAGGGTATAACCCTTTTATTTTGTCACCAACAGCACTATTAAATGCGCTGCTAGGTATGCAAAAATACATTTCATAATGTGCCATTATCTGTGACTCCTTTTACCTGCGTTGTAATTTCTTGTTATTTCTGCTTGTGATAATACTTTATCATAAATACATACATCATCTACTTCTCCAAAAAACCCTTCATTTTCAAGTGATGAATTATGTCTACCTATAGTTACTCCATCAACAGCTGATACTGCATCCATATCAGCAGAAGTATCGCCATTTGTTGTATCACCTCCAGTTACTCCATTTAAATAGAGAGTTAATGCTCCACTACCATTATTACTAGGGTCTCCATCAAAAGTACCAACAGTATGATACCAAGTACCTTCTGATAATGCACTATCAGTTACAGCATTAGCTAAGTTACCATTTTCTTCAATATTAAATTGAAGTTTATTTGCGCTATTAACCATAAATCTCCACCCATCAGTATTATCATTTCTTGATAAAAAAACTTGAGCAGTTGAAGCTAAATGATGGACTTTTATCCAACAACTTAAAGAAAAAGCATCTCCTACACCAATAAAAGCTAAATCATCATCTCCGCTAGCTTCTATTCTAGCATAATCAAATGTTCCATCTGGCATACCAGAATCATTAGCAAAATTCAAACTATTAGTAGTTCTTTGCCTATTCATCAAGAACCCTTGTGAATCTCTTGAGCTGTCTACACCTGCTGTAATAAGCATTGTTTCGGTAACACTAGTTGGAGTTCCATCTCTATTATTAGCTGTTAAATCTTGCCAAGTTGCAACTCCATTATTCCTCCAATAACCTATTAAATTACTAGAAGCACTATGAGTTGTAGCATCAAGAGCTAAACCACTATTATATAATTCCGTTACCTCTGTTTGAGATAATTCTTTATTCCATATACAAGCTTCAGTAGTACTTCCATTTGCCCACTTAGTATTAGCCCCATCATTACCAATAGATACAACCGAACCAAGTTGTTCAGTAGCTGTATAACTACCACTTGCAAAATCAGCATCATCAAGTTTCTCTCCATTTATATAAAGAGCAAAACCAGAACTTGCCTCTGTATCATCTTTGGTTCCAACAAGATGTACCCATTTTCCAACATAAGAAGCCATAGAAGTATTATACTTGCGTCCAATATAAGCATCTGTAGATTCATCAAAAGTAAAGAAATTTAATTTTTGGTCAGCAAAACTTACTCTAAATCCCCATTCTCTTGTTGAAGTACTACCATATTTATTTATTATAGGATAACCATCATCAATATTATTCATGAATACCCAAGCTGATACACTAAATGCGCTATCCGAACTACCATCACCAAAACTAAAGTCATTATGGTCAGCTATTGATACATGGTCAGCAGCCCCATCAAACCAAGCTAAATGATTATAAGATTGTAATGCTGTTTGAGGTATATCAAGTTGTTGGTCTGCATCTGTCCAACCTGTTGCTGTTCCTATTTCTTTTAATGATATATCCTTAATCCAAAGTATATCACCTGAATCCATATTATTAAATCTAAAAGCAGCATTAGTAGCATGAGCGGCAACAAAGTCTTTTGTAAGAGTTGTAAAACTTGTTTCTGTAAGATTTGAGGTTTCAAAAGTACTGTCCCCTTTATTTATTTGCGCATTCATTGTAGTTCCATCATCTGTATTTATTTTATATGTATAAGTTAATCTATAACTTCTACCTACAGTTAAATCTGAATTTAAATCTGCAGCATTATTTAACATTAACTTAGCGCCATCATCGTTATCTGCATAGGTGATTTTCAAAGCACTAGTATCATTAGTCATACCATTACCTCCTTGCGCAACCCATGCTCCTGTACTATCACCATAATCTCCGACACCAGCATCAAATAAATCATCACCATAAAATACAGTTGTTGCGTTGTTTTTAGTTCCACCTGTATTAGAAGCATCAAGTACATAAGACTGGTTACCTCTATGACCATCGTTCATTGGATACCATAGTTTAAGATTAGAGTTAGTTAATGATGTGCCGCTATTATTTAATGCTAATTGTTCTGGATTAAGATAATCATAGGTTACATCATCTTGAGTCCAAGCACCTTGCCATGCTTGCAAATCAGACATTTTGCCAGCAAATGGAGAAGTTATTACGCCACTATCTATTTTAGCACCTATCATTTCTAAAGCTAAATCAGCATTATCTGAATCTGTAGCATTAGTTATTGCTCCACTACCATCAGCTACACCGTTTACATAAAAGTTTATAGTATCAACACCATTAAATACATATACTGCTCTATACCAAGTACCTGGGTTTAATACTGTATCTGCAACCCTCCAAGCACTTCCGCTTAAATCATATATAGTTAATTTTTCTGAACCATTTAAAGCAATCCACATAGGGACAGAAGTAGCCCCACCAGAATCATTGCGACCTAAAAAATATTGAGTAGCAGAACCTGCAGCATCAAAGTTAAACCAAAAAGCTATAGTCCAAGCTCTATTAGCAACTGTTGCTTCTGCTGAAACATCAACTAAACTTAAAACACTCCCACCATTTACATTTAAATAATCGGTGACACCATCAAACTCTAATGCTCTACCTGAATATATTTGTGCGTGATTGTTATTACCAGAAGTATCTAATGCTCTGGCTCGTGTTGGTTTTGCTATTGTTTGTATTGTAGTTGCCATTATTTTAGTACCCCATAATTTCCATTTACTTCTTGAATAACAACATTATCTATAGTTCCAGTCCATCTAGTTCCTCCTGAACCAGAATAAAAATATACATTCTCATTTGCTCCTGCTACAAGATAATATATAACAGTACCATCAACTTGCGTACGACCTTTAACATTGTCTGTTACACTTCCACTATGAGCTTCCCCTAAGTATATTAACAAAGGATTACCATTAGTAGTAGAAACATCAACTGTAACTTTATAAAGTTTTCCTTCTGTTAATCCAGATGTAGCGCGATAAGCTGTATTATAACTATCAGTTGTATCTCGTCTAAGTTTACCATCGCTAATTGACCATCCTGAATTTAAAGTCCATCCTGAATCAGAAGACATATCGCCTCCTGTCATAACATCGCCTCCTAAAGTATCTCCACCTCCATGGTGATTATCAAACACATATTGGGTAGTCTCAGTACTTTCAGTTGTATCATCTATATCATAAGCTGAATCTAAATTCCACCATGATACTAAGTTTGTTTTTTCGCTAGATGTTAATCCAGCATAATTCTTGTTCATTATAGATTTAATTTGTGCTTGTGTTAATACTGACGACCACATACCAGTATTAGATATATAACCCTCAAAAGACCTGTCTGCAAGAGTGCTTGCTCCTATATACAAGTTTTGAGAAGCATCATCTGACTTTGTCCCTGCAGGACCGCTTCCAATTTTTGTAAGAGCTACAATAGCTCCGTTTACATAGATTATAGGCTCATTAGATGTTGAATCATCATTATATGTAAGAGCAAAATGAGTCCAAGTATGTGTAGGAACTTCCCTAGCAGTAGTAGTCCATCTACCATAAGTAGTTGAATGACCAACCATAAAATTCAAATCAACAGCATTTGAGCTGTGGTCTTCAACTGTAAGTGACCATCCATCAACACCATTACCTGCACTTGCTTTATCTAAGATTCTACCAAAATTACCTTGACCATCAGATATAGCGTATATCCATCCCGATATAGTTCCACCTCCATCAAATATATTATCAACACTTGAATCGGAGCCAATTAAAATATTATCATCATCACCATCAAAATATGCAGCACCATCACTTACAGGTATTACACTGCCTGCAGAATAATTGTGTTTTAATACTAGATTATCTGTTACTATACCAGGTGTAACCATCCCTGTAGAAGATAAGTTATTGCCTAATCCTAAAGACATATTAACCTATATAAGCTATTACTGCACCAGATGTTAAATCTATACTAGTCCAACGACCATAAATAGTCATACCTGCTGGTATAGTTTCTGAAGCCATTGTGTTACCATTGTATGAACCTACCCCATAACCATTTGTAGTATCTGCAGGTGTTAAGGCATTAAACACAGTATCTTCTATACATTGTATTGCTACAAAGTTTCCTGAGTGAACCGCCTGGTCTGATATAAATTTAGCTCCAGCCTGACCTAAAGCAGCATTTTGTGCTTCTACGACTGTAAGCTTATGTAAACTTGATGTTGCCATTTTATTCTCCTTTTGAGTGTACTTTAAGCTCTGGCATGAGCATGAACGTACTTGTTATAAAAAATTCTTAGTAGATTCGGGGTAAACCTTTTATATGATTTACCCCATAGTTCTACAAAACTATTAATCCTTATATATTCGGATTACGCAAATGGTGTAGCAGCAGTTCCTTCAGAATATACAACTGCTTCTATTTGCCACATTTTATCACTTAAACCTACAAGCTCAACTGTTCCAGAAATACCAGTTGTTCCACCATTCATTGTGAAAACATCATCATCTGTTTCATCTGGTGCAAAAACTTTGCATTGAGCTGCTGTACCATCGGCATCCAACATAAGAGAGTATCCACTAAATAAAGTAGTTGTTGCATCACATGTAATCGTATGATTATTACTTGTAACACATCCAAAAACTATCTTGATTCTATCTCCAACATTTGGTGCAGGTAAAGTAACAGCACAACCGTCTGCGTCAGTAACGAGATAACAAAATCCGTCAGCTGCCGTAAAAGCTGCAGTTTTAGCTGAAAACTTCCATTTATCTATTTGTTGTCCATAGCTATTGCTACTTGAGTTTAATACATCACTTCTCATAATTAAGCTCCTTCTATGTTAAACAACGCATGTGTTTCAGGAAGAGTTATTTCAAGACCTGCTTCTGTAAGAATCATATCTTTTCTTAAATCTTCATCTGCTTGTTGCACATTTGTTGTAATTGATGTATCACGATTAATACCATTACCAACTAATGGTCTGTAAGACACGTGGTCTAAATCAACTAAAGCCATAAATGTTGAAGCTAAACCTCTAAATAAAGGTTCTTTCACAAGTGATAAATCACCATGAATTGTTTCAATCTTCATTATTTTATGACCAAAAGTTCCATTAGAACGCTCAAACATGTATCTTCCAGGATTATCTTCTGTACCACCAAAAGAATCATCTATAAAAGAACTACCACCTATTTTATTAAATAGAGATATAACAGGTAATGAACATAATGCTAATTTAGATGAACTACCACCTCTAGCAGGGTCAAAAACAACTTCTAAATCAGAAAGAAAGTTGTCATATGTCATACTGCCTGAAGCTATAGATTTATGATAAGCTGCACCTTCTGTATAAGAAAGTTGAGTATCGTCTGTTGCAGGAGCTGCACCTTCAGCAATAATATGTCCTACAATACCTTCACTATATTGAACACCACCAACAGAAGCTCTTTGTCCGAACAACATTGCTCTTTCAATGTCAATTTTATGTTCTCTTAATTTAAGATTCCATATTCTTTGCCATTCATCAGCATATCCTCTATATACAGTAGCTCTAGCTGTATTAGACATCTCACAAGCTGTTTTAAAGATTTGGGTAAAACCATAATCGTTATCTAACTTTTGAGACCATACATCTGGCGCACCTGAACCTTCAGCAAATGCTGTTCCAATTACTTGGCATTTTACTGCTGTACTAGAACCATCAATAGAAACTGCAGATGTTGAGTTTTCACGCAACCATCTAACTTCTATTTCTGTTGCTGAATTTACAGCTGTAACAACGCATGTTGCTGCATTTGTTCCTTCACCCATACCAGATATAGTAGATGAAACCATAATTACCATACCTTTAATTATCCATGGTGATGAAGATATAGTCATTGTGTCTGTAGTGTCTTCTGCTATAGCACCAAGATTACTTGATGTAGTAAAGCTTCTATCAGTCATTGCAATTTTAGTTCTATCTTCTAAAAACCTAAACTGAGAATCAGTTGTAGGTACTTTTCCTACTTTTGACAAGTATACAAAAAATGGTGACTCATCTGGGGCTAAGTCTGCGATTCTATCGCTAAAGTCATACAGCCTTCTTGTGCTTAAATTTGCACTATCTACTGTATTGCCACCAGGAGTACCAAAATTTACTTGTCCGCTATTATAAGTCGGCATTTTTTCTCCTTGATTATATTATAATTTACAATACATTCGTACGACTACCAGCTTTTACAATACCATCCCACATAGAATCTACGTCATTTTTAGGAGTTTCAGGTGCTTGACCTTGTAATACTCCTCCTTGTGCAGGTGTACCCTGCGTTTGACGTATACCATCAAGTGGATTTTCTACTTGTTGTCCGCTAGCTTCAGCAGCATCTACAGCTCTCCACATTTTAATAGCGCCTTCAACACCGTAGTTAGCAGGATTTTGATTAGCAAAATTCATAAAAGAGTCTACTTCTTGCGGGCTTAAACCTCGTTGTTGTAGTTCGGTCTTTAATTGCATTTCGCCTTGAGTTCTTTGTAATCCTTGCATTTGATGTTGAACAGCTCCATTTATAGAGTCCTGTAATTCTTGCTGCCTATATTGGTACGATTTAGACTGTGGGTCATTATAGGCTTCCCATGGGTCAAATTCATCTTTATCTAATGCTACACGTTGAGGTTGTTGTGGTTGACCTGGTCCATCTATCATACTAGTTATAGTTTGAGTTATATCTGGACGAGATTCCAATAGGTTACCTATTTGCTCGTATTGCTTTAGTTTAGAGTTTTCCGCTGCGAGCTTATCCTTTTCACTTTGGAAGTATTTTGCTTGGTCTTCCCAGTTTTCAGAACTCTCTTGCGTATTTGAGTTATCGTCTTGCCCTACATTATCAACGGTTTCACCTTCTAGATGTCCGTTTTCATATGCGTCATTCATTGTTATGTATTTCCTTTCTGCAATTTCTCTTGTCTTCGTTGAGCTTCACTACTATTAATACGTAATTTCTCTGACTCGAGTTTAACTGCATCTTTTAGTCTACCAGTTGCCAACTTGTTAGCGGCACGAGATTCATATTTTTGCTCTGCCAATTGGCTTTTGAATTTTTCTACTTCAGTACGTTTTCTAGCTGCAATACTTTCTCTGTCTGCAGTTTGTAAATCGCCTGAAAGCTTTTTAAGTTCTTGTTGTGCCTGTGAAAGCATACCTTGTAATTTACCAATTTCATCAGTTCTTTGCAATACCCCTTGTTTATCGAATATTTCTGTCTTTTTCAATGCTTCCACCCTATCTATTAATCCAGCTTGATAAGCTTCCATATAAAGTTGGAACTCCCCATATTTGTTGGATGGTAATGTAGAACCTCCAAGTATACGAATATCAAACTGGCCTATTGTTATGTCATTATCTATTGCCATTAGTTCATTTGTTTTATCATCATACAAACGAGCATTTACCGTAAATTCGTTTATATCATTGTTAGGTTGAACTATTCTAAATGTTTTTTTGAACGTATAATGTTGTCTAGACATATTATATACAACTTGACCTAATCTTTTCATAGAACCTTCAATGTCTCTTAATTTAGATTTTGAACGTCTTTGTCCAACATTCTCCATCATCATTGTAGCTGAGTAAGTTCTAGGTGCAGCATCTGTACTGCCTTGCATCATTTCAAAAATACCTATATTTAAATCAATATAACCTTCTATCATTTTTGGTAATTGCAATATACTACCTGATAAAGGCTGTGGTGCTGGAAAATGAGGCTCCCCAAAAGATGGGTCGTATTCGATAGTAGCGTTAGGATTCGCCCAGTCTCTTTCAAGCTCTTCAATATCACTAACACTACCTTGGGGAACTAATAACTTCAGACCTGCTGAAGCTTGTGCGTGCGATGTAATGAGGGATACCGTCTTGTTGAGGAACCTTTGAAATGCTTTATTTTTTCTAACATCACTCATTGGGTATGGAGTATTGGTCCAGATGTTAGGAACAGGGATAACTGGATAAATGTCTGTATCACATATCATTTCATATAAAACTATTTGGCCAACAGTACATGTTAATTTTATTCTTGTTTGTGTTACTTCCACAAAATCAATTAATTTGTTTTCTATTGCTGCAGCAAAATCCCTATCTTCCGCCATTACAGCAAATTTTTCTTGAGTCATAATCTTCTCGTCACCACTTCTAGAATCTACAACTCTATAAAATGGAACTCTTACCTTTTTGTAATGTTCAAGAAGTCTATACTTTTCGATATGATAGTCTTTATCTTTGACATTATCTGGCGTAAAGCTTTCCATAGTCGTTTTATTAGTTGCATCAGGATAATCCTCCTCTTTATCAAATGTTGATATTTCATCTATTAATAATTTTTCTGAATCTTCACCAATAGGTTGATTCATTTGTGGGTATAAATCTATTAACTGTTGTCTAGTTAATATAGTTGATACTATAATACCTGAAGCATCATCAAAATATTTGTGTCTTGAGCTAGGGTCAACATAAACTCTAAAAGGGTCTACGTATGTAAATTTAACTTCACCTCTACCAAAATCAGCATCTCTATCTAAATATGCATAAAAATAACCAAGACCAGTAATAGCATAGTCATGAACTACCTGCTTGAATACCTCGTTCCCGTCAGACTTGTCCCAAATATATTCTAATATAGTTTTCCAAACAGTCGCTAACTTACTATCAGAGTCTTCTCTTCCTATTGCGCTAAATTTTGGCTGCTTAGATGTAACAATAGCTTTGAACTGCTCAATAGCAGCGTAAAGTCTATCCATAGGCATTGATGATTGGTTTCTTGAATCAAGCTCGTCAAGCTCTGCTTGTGTGAAGTGGTTGCCTAAATAAAAGTCAATATCTTCTCTAGCGGCAATATCCCAGTCTTTTCGGGCATCTTTCCACTTATCAAACAGTTCTTTTATTTCTTTTACCCTAAAATCTTCTTGTATCATAGTGTATAATATAGCATTACTTTCTGGCTCCAGTCAACCAATTATATGCTTTTTTTGGTTTTGACCACATTCCAGACTTATTTTTAGTCTTTTTCTTTTTCTTTGGCTGGCCTTTAGCAAATTGAGTAGCAAGCCAAAATGCATCAATAGTATCATCATGACTTCCTTTCGGGAAATCAAGTAATTCACCTATAAACTCATGCATTTCTTTTTTAATGTGTACAGCCCCTGCTTTAAACATTGGTTGAAGTCCTTCAAATAATCTATCCTTTTTCTTTTGGTTATAATTTTTAATACCTTTTTCAATTCCTGGTAAAAACATTCCTTCGCTTTTACTTCTTTTCATAACATAATCTCTAAGCATTTCTTGATATGCTATTGTTTCTATATTTATTCTACGAATCGGTTGGTATCGTTTTGTAATTTCAAATATCTTGTCTGCACAGTCCATCGGTAATACTCGCTCTCTCCAATATTCAATAACATAATAATCAAAACTATCGGTGACACCAATAACCATAATAACACTATAGTCATTCCTAACACCAACTGTTGAAGCGGGGTCCACACCAATGTATATATTGACATACTCTTTCCTTCCATCGTCAAGCTTAATATACCAAGAGTCATATTCCTGGTCAAATCTAGCAAAACCTTTATATTGCGCATTATTTATATCTTCTTCACTAAATATTTGGTCTTCAGGAGATTTAGCTTGATTCATATACTCTTGATAGAATTTAGCTGGTGTTCCTGAATCTATATAAAATTGTTTTCTTTCTTCTAATTTTTTAACGGGCCATCTTGAGGGCCATATAGGTTTACCATCTTCTAGAGCTTTTCTTGTAAATACTTCCCAAGCAAACTCTTCACCTGTTTTTTGACATTCTTGATGTTTGGTTACTAGTCCATTTAAAAAACTATCATAATGGACAATAGTTCCATTACACCATAAAAATCCTTTTTTATCAAAATCAATAGCTGGATATACTGCAGCTGTTACCCATTCTTTAATTTGACGTCTAGAATCAGGTGTTTTAGTATTTAATTCTGATTCAAAGTCATCAAGTACTATTCCAGTATATCTTGTAGAATTTTGTTTTTTACCCCTTAATCTTTGTGAAGCACCCTTACCAATCATTCTACAGCCATTTTTTAAAGTAAATTCTGTTTTAGTCCACTTATCGCCTTCTAAGTCTCCAAAATAATAATGTATAGCTGGATTACTATATATATGGTTTTGAATCCAAGATATATTATCTACAGCCTGGTCTTGTGCTTCACCTACCCAAGCTATAAACTGTGGTTCATCTTTGTTTGCAAATAAGAACTTATGCATAATAGCAGTTGCTGCTAATGTAGACTTTGCATGGTCTCTAGGTAAAACAAGCGCTAATTGTTGTTTAGTAGGATTTAAGAATAATTCACCAACATCTTTATGAAAATCAGGTGTTGCTGAGGCTAAAAAGTCTTGAGGGCTAAATAGTTTTCCAAATGTAATTAAATTATTATAAGCTAAATGAAGGGCTTCTTCGTTTTTACTAACATCACCATTAAGATTTAAATTGGCCATTAAGGGGTGTAAGGATTATTTCTTGCTACAGCTAGCAGATATGAAGCTAAATTTTTATCCATGCCTTGAGATTCTGGATTTTGCTTTAAATTTTGAGCTGCTTTAGTATAAGTTGCTTCATTTATACTTCCGTACCTATCATCATCATAATATCTGTCTGCAGTACTAGATACCACTTTTATTGTACTATCTGGGTTTAATACTCTAAATAAGTCTGTAATATTCCTTCCGCTTGACATTCTTGCAAGTCTAGCAATTTTTGCATTTGGGTCAGCATTTTCTATTAATTTATTGATTTCACCATGCGCACCACGATGTTCACTAGGAGATACACTATCTATTAAATAATTAACTAAATTGTTTAAAAATCCTTGTTCTTCAAATGGTTGAGAGCTAAACTCTCCCCACTCATAGCCGCCTTGCATTTCTTTATTTCCCATATTAAAAATCCTTTATAAGTTCAAAATGAGGAAAATCATCAAAATTGTTATCATCTACCTCAAAGTTTTTATTCCAATCGCCTCCCCAGCGAATATTTATTTCCATAGACTGAGCAATCCCCATGACAAAGCCAGCAAAAAGGTGGAAACGCTCTCTATCATCCCAATCAATAGGATAGGGAACAACATCAGCAGCCCTACTAGGACTAGCATTATGACGACCATCTGGGTATCGAACTTTAGTCCTTCCTTCTTCATATAATTTATCCTGCCTTTCTTGACTTCTATGTCCTTCAATAACTGAACAGTCAACGTATTTAATAACTTCGTTAAATAAATCTTGTAAGTCTTCATGACATGTTGCAAGGTTTTTTCTTGACCTACTTCCAAATCTTGGCATTATTTCTCCTCTTTACAGTTACACCTTAAATTTTTAGGTGGATGAGCCATTTTTTCTAATAAATTAAGGCGCGCCTCTACATCTTTCATTTTTTCGTCTAACTCATTTTCATCAAACACGTATGACATAATCTTATCTAACCCAAAATGTTTAGTTAATTTTGCTGCTACTGCATTTATTACAAATTTTGATAATATCATTCTAAGTCCATTAATATTTCTTCAAGTCTATCAAATCTATCATCTAACTGAGTTTCTATTTTTGCAACACTAACTTTTAGATTAACTATATTTTCTTCGTTAGACTGAATCCTTTTTACAGTTTTAACTTGTTCATTACTAATATTTTCTATCTGACTTGAGTTATTACCAAAAGAAACTGCTGCGCCTACAATAATAGTTCCAATAGTTAATAATGAGCCTAGTGAAATCTTTTTATCTATCATTTACTTGTTTTACCTTATACAATTTAAGCTTTATGCTTGTCCGCCTTCTGTTTCGCTGCCATAAATATACAAAATATTATCATCTAAATCAAACTCTGATTTACATGCAGGGCATTTCCATGACTCTATATCTCCATTTGGCTCTATAACACCTATCCTTTTGCTACATTCATCATCGTAATATAGATTTTTTTCACATATTGGACAAGGGTCTACTTTATCAGATAAATCACTCTTTTTCTTTATGTGCAAGTATTTTTGTTTCTCCACCTTTAATAGCCTCCAGTTGTTCAGGGCTAAACCCAGCCCATACAGTTAATTCTTCACGTTTCTTTTCTGTCTCAAATAAGCCAGACATCTTAGCTAAAGCATCTAAACTTCTAAGCCTATCTTGGTCTCTTTCTGAAACATCAGCTATATCTTTATACTTTTGTATAATATACTCTGGTGTAACACCTTCTTCTTTTAAAATTAAGGATATTTCTTCTTTTACCATCTTCATTACCTTTTCTTGTTGTAATAATTTGTTTGCTGCAGTCTTAATATACTGCCTATCTGATGCTTTTGGGTAAACTCTACTGTATGCTTCTTCCATATCCACCCCAGCCGCTACATATTTAGCAAATAATAGCTTTTTAGAGGATAATTTAGTTGAACGTATTTTTTTAATCGTGTCATAGTTGCCTGAAAACGTATAAATGTTCTCTGCAACGCCATTTTCGCCTAATATCTGCGCATTTTTCTGTTTACACACAAAACTACCACATACTGTGCGCACACATTTGCGTTTTTCTTTAGAGTTGGGGACTGTAATGTAATAAACCTTTAGTATTTGCACTACATGATGGTCATCTGTAAACACCCAATCTCCTTCATTTGATTCTCTCCAATCATCCTTGGGCGTCAAAGCACCTTGAAAGGCGCAAAACTCTTCGTGACTATCATAAAGCCTGTGTTCTACACCTTTTATTTTTTTGATTTCCATTAAAATAATATACATCCAATTAATAATGATTGCATAGAATATTTATTTGTATTAATATTAGTGCGCTATATGGGTTGGTTAGACACTTCTAGCATATAGTAAAGTTAAATGACTACTAGAAGGGGATTAGTTACACAGTCAAAAGCAAGTCGAAGGTAATTGAGCTAGTAACAGAAAAGATTACCCTACCATAATAACAGGCTCCGAAACAGCTATATGGGAATTGAGACTAATCTCTTTGTATTTATTATAAGGGGATTAGATAGTCTCTACCCAAAACCCACCAAAACAGCTATATTTAACTATAGTTATAAAAAATAATAGAAAACTTTTAAAAATAATATTAGAATGTGTGTGGCTGTTGTTTACGCGATAGGTCCCCCCTAAAAAGCCTGTGTACCCCTCCTCGTTGTGTTGAAAATTCTGTAAAATAGTTGATAATTATAATGATTAGCTAGGATTTTAAAATCATTTAGTAAAAGAACAAGCCCCAACCTTTAGCAGTCGGGGCTTTTTTTTGTGGGGTTATTGCGGGCTTAGTATAGTGCGAACTATGGAAGACTTGGTAATATATCACCGCTCAGTTTATCAATTACTATATAGTCTGCAAACTCTGCGGTCGTGCTTGGTGTCTTGACATACCATATATAATTTTTTTGAAATACTAAATAGTTTAATCTGTAAACGTCTGATGCTTGATTCATTCTACGTTTAGTAGTAGGTGTTAACCATCCGCCACTATTTAATATAACATATCTATCATTTACTACTTGTACTACTGCGGTATTATGAAATGTTACGATTAATCTTGACTGTTCATTATTAATTGGTATGTTTGCTGTAGTTGTTCTATGTGTTCCTATCATTTTATATACTCCTTTATTTAATATACTTTATTTATAAGTTATCTGTTATTTATCTATTGATTCGCTTAACATTTTTAATTTGTCGAGCGCATTATCAAGCCCTGAGATATATCCTCTTATATTTTCAATCTGTAGGTCAATCTCGTAAACTTCTGCATCTACTACTTTAGGGCTGTAATTATTGTCTAACTGTTCAAAGTCATCTATTGATTTACGTAGCTCAGACTTCCAATAGGCTCTGTCTGACTCAATACGATTTATAACTCCTTTTATCTTTCTAGCATTCATTTTTTTATTCTCCTATATTATTTTAATTAGTTCGCAATAATAATATAATACCTTTTTATATATTTTCATACATTTATTTATCTTGTTTATATTGTTTATTTAATATATATTTATATGTGTTCAGCAACACAATTTATAATTAAATGAAAAAAACAAAAGGAGATAAAATGCTAGACGATACGATAGTAAGAGGCGCACTTCAAGGCCTTATAGATGATAGCAAAATAGTAGATAAAGTAGCTAAGAGGCTAGACTGTCATAGGACTGAAATACTTGCTAAAATAGAAGATAGTTTTGCTCTTGAAAGTGAACCAATTGCTACAATAGACCAAATAAAAGAAGTAATTAGTTCAGTTAAGAGCGCACAGACATATATTGATGACGCTCGTTATAGTGCCGAAGAAGCTAAAGACCGAGCCTATAATGCAGTAAGTGAAACCGAGGACGCTCATACTTATATTGAAGATGCGCTTAGAGTAACAGAGGAATGGGAAATTGCAATTAAACAAATTGCGGAACCAAAAGAAGAGACAACAGAAGAAGTAACAAAAGTAACAGTAAATAAATAAATAGAGAGGACTAAACCCGTACATTAATTTGTGCGGGTTTTTTTATATCAATATGCAGACAGAAAAACAAATAATAGAACTTAACTTTCAATATCAATATTTAAGAATAGACGAATTAAAAACAAAAATTAAGTCATTAGAAAAACAAAAGAAAATATTAATGAATACAATAAAAGATTTAACAAGAGAGGGAAAGTAATATGAAAGAAGAAAAGCAAAATAAAATGATTGAAGAAACGCATAGATTATTAGAAAGAAAAAGAGAAGAACTTAAAAAGGAAATAAATTTTTTAGAAAAGCAAGTAAAAATTCACAATGAAGAGTATGAAGATATTTGTGATTGGATTATTGCTGATTGGTTTGATAAAATAGAAAATTATCACGATACAAGATTCTATAAAGAAGAGATGAAAAGATATAGCACCGCTTTATCTTTAAAATATGGATATGAGCAAGAGTTAGAAAGAGTAAAAGAAAAACTTAATAAAATATAAAAAGGAGATAGGATGGAAAAGGAAATAACAAGAGTTGATTATCACGATAATTATACACCAAATAAGATTACAAAAATAGAGGAAATCAATAAAATACTTACAGAGACAAGGAGGTGGAGTTTTACCGTTGACGGACCTGAATATATCAAGCAGATGCATAATAGAACAGCAGAAGAAGACCACGGTAATTATGCTATTGGCAAATTTAAAATGATGCAAGATAATTTCGGGGATTGGTATGCAAGTTTAGATGACAAGCACAGAAATAGATTAGCAACAATAATTTATAAAAGAATTTATAATAACGAGTTAAATAAATGGGAAAATAGTTATGGTCCCGAAGGAGACAAATAATGATTAAGATAAGAAAAATAGTTAGCGGATACGAGGGTTGTGATTTAGATGATTTTGCCTGTGAATATTGCGGTAAAACACCCGACCAAACTGAAATACAAGAGGCTTATGCAAGTGGTACGTATATTTGCGGAGAAATAGAATGTTGGAACGAATATATGTTTGATTGGGCTTGGACAGGAAATACAATGGAAGTAGTGGATGAAGAGTATGAAGTTTGCGATAGCTGTGAAGAAGAAGAAGATACAAGCTATGACGGAATGTGTATGCTTTGTTGGGAAGACTTTAACTCGTATTTAGCTGAAGAAAAAGAGGATGCATAGATATGGACAAAAAAGAAATATTAAATACTTTAGAAGATACTATTGATTCATTAAATCTACTTATTGATTATTCTGAAGATAATGAAAGATTAAGAATAACAGTTAATGACACAGTTGATGAATTAAGAGCAGTACAATGGGCAATAAACACAAAAATGGAGGATAGGTAATATGATAGAGGTAGTTACTGAAAGTCAATTTATAGACCGTTTTAGGCAGATTAGACCAACAAACTTTACATATGAAGGGTTACAAGCTTTATTTGAGTATTTGGAGCAATATGAGGACGATACAGGCGAAGAAATAGAACTTGACGTAATAGGTTTGTGCTGTGAATTTGGTCAATACGATAATTTAAAAGAATTTCAAGATGATTACGGAAAAGACTACGAATGTATTGAAGATATAGAAAACGAGACAATGGTAGTACCTGTAGATGAAGAAAGTTTTATAATAAGACAATTTTAAAAAGGAGTAGAAATGTTATATCCTGAAAGAAAAATAAAAGCAGTTATTAATAGGATTGATGATGAGATTAAAGAGTTAAAAAATAAGAAAGATAAATCACATACAACTTTGGCTATAAGAGTAGGTATGCAACGAGCAAGAAATAGGATTGCTATGTTATTGAGTGAGAAGGAGTAGAATATGGAAAAGAAAAAAATAAAAAAAGCAACACAAAAACAGAAAGATAAAATAAGGGAATTTATCAAAGGGCATAATACTTCATTTATAGATTTAAAAATTTGTGGGTGTTACGATGAAATTAATCAGAATGACGATGCACTTAATGCAGATGATTATAAAGAAATAACTTATGAAGAAATTATATCTAATTTAAATAATAATTTAACGTGTTCCTGTAGTAAAGAATCACAAGACAAATTTCTTGATAGCCTTAATATTGTTGAGGCTTCACAAATTATAACTAATGTTTATGTAAGTGATTTAGATAAACTTATTAAAAGAGAAGAAGAATTTCTTGAAATGTTTACAAGAACTACCAAAAGATTAATTGATGAAGGACATATGGGAAATGCCTATGGCGACATTCACGACCAACCTCTTGTAGAAGAATATACAGATGATGAAGAAATTATAGCACAACATAAAACATATGGAAAAGAATTTGACGATTTAGAAAAATATCAAAATGTAAAAACCAATATACTAAAAATAAATCAAAACATATTAGAAAGGTATGGTAAATAGAATGAACGATTTAATTAAAGTATTAGAAGATAATTTTAGTCTGCACGATTCTGACGAAATATATAATCTATTATCTGAATTTTCAGAAGTAGATACAGATTGTGGTAGAATAACTTTTAAAAAATGGATAAGGAGTAAAATATGAAATTATTATTAGTAGCGGAATTAATTGGAGTTTTAGCGCTTGGACTTATAGGAATAATTGTTATATCAAATATATGGATTTGCTTTATGTCGTGGCGCGATGGACGCAAATTTTTCTATTGGAAAGATTAATAAAAAAAAGGAGAAAAGTAAATGAAAAAGAAAACATTTAAACTTATAACAAAGAAAAAGAACCCACAGGATGAATTAGACATTTTCACCGCTTGGCTTTACTGTTGTCCTGTGAAGTGGGAAAAGTTAGAAGGAGAACATACATATTTTTTTGATAAGGAGGAAAAGTAATGGGAGATGTAGCTATTGAAGTTATTTATACAATAGATTTAATAATGACGATAATACTAAAGACAGTTGGAATTATATGTTTAGGAATTTGGATAATTTATAAAAAAGGAGGGCGCTGTGAAAACAACAGGCGATAGAATGGAAGAACTTATGGATGAGATAGATTATCACGTATTATGGTTTAAATGGTTTAGCACTTATCCAAGAAATACAGAAATAGCTAGATTTAATAATATGAACAAAAAACAACAAATAAAATTTTTAAAAACAGAAGAAAGGAAAAAATGAGCGTAAATAAAATATCAGAATGGTTAAAAGAAAGTAAATTGGTGGCGCTAGATGGTAATGACCTAGAACTTGTTAGAGATTATATAGATGACAAATGTATCTTAATAATACCCACAGAATACTTTGATAAGGCAAACGCAGACTTATCATCATCACATATTGAAGAATCACAAAGGAGGAAATAAATGATTATAGACTTAATAGTTTATTTTGTAATGTTTGTATTTTTTACAACATACATAACGCTTTTAATTATTTACATAGCAAAAAAGAAACATGATGAACAAAATAAAAAAATAACAAAGGAGATAAAATGGTAAAACCTGATTACGCAGAAATGAGAAGTATGCTGTCATTTAGAGAAGCAGAAGGTATGACATACAAAGATATACAAGAAATATTATTATTTGGAACTAAACCATACTATGAGATAGACAATGATGATATAATGGATATGTTTATAGACACGTTTGGCTCAGATTATATACCAAAGAAGGAGGTTAAATGACAGAAATAGTACTTGGAGCAATAGTTTTATTTATTTTTTATGACTTTGCTAGAAGATTAAGATAAATAAATGTTGCTTATAATATTAAGCATTAATAAAATATACAACAATATGTGGGGTAATAATCTAAATTACCCCATATAAAAAAGAAAAAGGAGAGCGATTAAACAATGATAAATCTTGAGAATCAAGAACAGAATAAAACAAAAAAGAATGTAATCATAGCAAATATGGATAAAAATCTTTGGAACAAATTCAAAGGTACGTGTTATTCTAGAGGAATGTCTATGAATAAAACGATAGCAGAACTTATCGAATCATTTGTTTCTGAAAAATAGGAGAAGCTTTGAAAGATAAATGTCCTGTTGATATAGAGTCAATCTATAACGACCATATTGTAAGAAAAAACGAAGAAAACTACAAAGAGAGATATGTTGGTAAGGAGCAGTATTATCATGCTTCTGGGACAGGTACTTGTTCTAGAAAATTATATTACGAATCTATTGAACTTGCTCCTACTACAAATCCAGCCAATGAAAAGTCATCTAGAATTATGCGTTTAGGTACAATTGTTCATGATGATTTACAGCAAGCACTTTCCGATACTACTATATATAGTACTACTACAAATAGTAATACTACATATGAAGAATCTATATATAGTAAAGAAAAAGATATATATAATATCCAAAAAGAAAATTTTAAATATCACATTGAAGGTGAAGTTATTATTGAGCCTTTGAACGTAAGAGGTTTTTATGATTTAGTTGCTGTTAGCGAGGATGATGGTAGTGTTCATTTAATTGACTTTAAAACTATGGCTAGCTATTCTTGGTCAAGAAAGTTTGGGTGGAAAAATCCAAACCCTAATGCTTCTCTTCATCAAGAGATGCAGTTAGGAACTTATGGTTTAGCTATAAAAGAAAAATTTGGTAGACTTGATAGTATGTGGTTGTACTATTACAATAAAGACAATTCACAGATGAGGTCTTACCAAGTTCCAATGGTTATGCTTGATAGAGCAAAAGCTTTTTGGACTAACGTAAACGAAGAACATAAGAAAGGTCTTCCAATGTTTAGAGAAAAATTCAGTCCTGTAGAGGATTGGAATTGCAATTATTGTAGATTTCTAGACCATTGTAAACCGCCTTTCTTTAAGAAAAAGTAAAGGAGATAAACGTGAGTGTATTTCAAAAACTAAAAGACGTTGACATCTCTAAATTAGCAGAGCAAAAAGGTAAGTTTGATTACTTGTCTTGGGCGCATGCAGTAAGAGAGATGTTGAAAGTATTTCCAGAGGCAACTTGGGAAGTACATGAATATGATGGTATGCCTTATATGCAAACAACTACAGGCTACTACGTAAAAGTAAGTGTAACAATTGATGGTATTTCTAGAACTCAGATACATCCTGTTCTTGATAATAAAAATCAAACTATTGATACACCTAACGCTTTTCAAATAAACACATCAATTCAAAGATGTTTAGCAAAAGCAATAGCATTACATGGACTTGGTCTTGTTTTATTTGCTGGTGAAGATTTACCAAATAATATTACAGACAAGCAAGAAAAAGAAATAACTAAGTTTGCTAATCAAGTAAAAGATGATAAGGCTAGAAATGCTATATTAAGCGCAATTAAAAACGGAAATGTTAACGAATCAAACTATGCAAAAAGTTTGGAACATTGTAAAACAATCATAAAAAACGAAAAAGGAGATAAAAATGGCTAGTGAAACAGCTAAAATGTTTGACGATATGTTAAACGATACAGAGAGTTTCTTTGTTCCAGGCGAAGAAACAGAAAAACCTAAACCTAAAAACGCACCAAATGTAAGAGGAGAGTTTTATGGTCACATGCAAAATGCTACAAGTAGAGAAGTTTCATGGACTAAGGATGGAAAAACTTTTAAAGCGTTGGTTTATAATTACGAGTTTGTTATAGATGCTAAAAATTCAGAACAGACTTATGAAAAAGATGGCCAAACATACAAGGGAGAAGAATATGTTGGTAGGACTTACAGGTCTAATGGTATTTTTAGATTTTTAGAACCTAAAAAAGGAGATGATTTTGAATCTAATTCTTCAGGTAACAAAAGATACTTTCAATTTTGTGAAACTATTGGTGTTGAGATACCTAGAAAAGTAGTTAAGATGGATGGTAAAGATGTAGAAGTTCAGGTTTTGCCGCCACTTAAAGGTACAGACATTGATGGTGCGCCAGCTATAGCGCTAATAGATGCTGGAAAACCATACAAAAACAAAGAGGGAGAGGAAAGAACTCCACATGTTGTTAAGTTTGTTAAAGAGTGGGAAGGAGGCGTTAAAAAAGATGCAGACATTCCATTCTAAGAAAAGACGATACAGAAAAGTAGGTTGGCCAAGAGAGTTTATTATCAATGCTTTATATAGCTTTGGTGTAAAAGGCAAAAGAATAAGTAGAATCGTTGGAGTTTCTCCAGCTACAGTCTACAGACACATAAAAAGATAAATCTATGGGAGACTTTGTATATCGCGAGAATACATGGGTGGTTTTCGGGCGGTTCTCTCTACCGCAATTCTTTTCCGCCTTTCAGGTCTCCCTATTTTTGAAAGGAGAGAAAAATGGAATGCTGGCATTGTAAGTCTGAATTGATTTGGGGAGGAGACCATGATTATGAAGACTATGGAAAAGAAGGAGAAGGTATAGTTAGTAATTTTCAATGTCCAGATTGTAATTCTTATTATGAATGTTATTTACCTTTAGGAGGGCAGAATGAAAAAATGGATTAACGCTTTTGTTTATGTAAGCATGTTTATGGTAGGGGTTTATTGTTGGGCAGGTATAATAGTATTTTTAGTTAAATCATTAAGATAGGAGGGATTATGGGAACAAAAAATCGTACATGGAAAAGAGTTCAGAAAATAAGAGCTGAACTTGAAAAAAGCCCTAATGGGTGGCCACTATGTAAGATGGTAGGCGCAGAGTATTTTGAAAATAGAGCGCCAAAGAATTGGAAAGATGCGTAGAAAAGATATGCAAATATTGATGGGTCAAATTTTAGACCAGATTTCTAAAACTAGAGATGCTGGGCAAAAAGAGTATGCCAGAGACCTAGATAATGTGTTTGCTAATTTTGAAAGGGTTGCATCTTTTGTCGGTGTTAGTAGAGAAAAGGCATTACTTACTTATATGATAAAACATGTAGATGGCTTATGCGCTTACGCTGATGGACATCAATCTCAAAGGGAGGATGTTCGAGGAAGGTTAACAGATATTATAGTGTATTGTATTTTGATGTGGGGTATGGTAGAAGATAATCAGATAAAGCATGAGTCAAAAGACTAGGAGATGCAATCATTGTGAAAAAATATTTAAAGAGACCGACTTTAGTTGGAAGATTAAGAGACTCAATAAGCGAGGAAATAAATGTAAATCATGCACAAACGAGTATTCTAGAAAACATTACAGAAAGAATATAGAAAGATACAAGAAGAGGGTTAAGGTAAATAATGAGAAATATAAAGAGCTTAGAAGGAATTTAATCTATGAGTTTAAGCTTAGTAATCCTTGTACTTCTTGTGGTGAAAGCAATCCTATCGTCCTGGAATTTCACCATCTTGACCCGAAAACGAAAAGAAATGATGTATCGAATATGGCAACACATGGATACTCAATTAAAAGTATTGAAGAAGAAATCGAAAAATGCGTCATATTATGCGCAAATTGTCACAGAAAAAAAACTGCCAAGCAACAGAATTGGCACTCACACAAACAAAGGAAAAGGAGTAAAACGTGGGAAGAGCAATAGATATGGAGAACGATATTACCAAGTTAAAACAAGAAGTAAAAAAAGTCAAAGACGTATTACAAGAAATATTAAATGAGGTAAAGAAAGATGAAAAGAAAAAAACCAACGTCAAAGGAAGTGCAAAGAGTAATAGAAAGTCTAATAATGCAAGTACTAAAGCTGGAGGAGACGGTTCTAGCTCTAAGTAGCGGTTTTGTAGAATATATAGAGTTTAAGAAAGATTCAAAAAAATTTGATAACTACTTAAAAAAGAAGGAGAAAGTTAATGTTAGAAAGAAAAGTTCTAGAAAAAGTTCTAACGGAAAATAGTTGGGGTTTATATTTAAAAGGTAGACCTTTAGAGGAAATCAATACCAATGTAGGTGTTATCTATAAAATATGTGAAGTATCAGTAGAAAAGTTAGTAGATAGCTACAATAGTCATTTGAAACACTTACAAGCTGAACAACTAAAAAAAATGAAAAAGGAAGAATAAACAAAAGGAGATAAAATGCAAGAGATAGCTGATGTGACCACAGAAGATGTGGTTTTAGGGAGCGTTATCTTTTACCCAAAAGAATACAGTAGAGTAGCCCAGTATATACCAGATAGAAAAGTTTTTACACAAATTAAAGCAAAGAATTTGTGGGACAAGCTTACGCAGATGATTAAAGAAAATAAAAGTGTAGATGTACCACTATTGTGTGCTTCGCTTACTAATGAAGATAATCTTAATGGTATTACTACTGCATATATATTAGATATAACAAACGATGTGTGTGGTATGGGTATGATGGAATCCTACGCTCAGGTTATTTACGAAAAATACCTACTCAGACAAACAATAGACGCTACAGAAAATATTAAAAGAGATGCTTTAAATAAAGGTGGAGATGTTTATACTTTAATTAATGAGGCTCACTCACTTATGGGAGAGCTTATTAGAGTAAGGCCAGGAGAAAAATTCACTATAGATAAAGCTATGACTGATACCCTTAATACTATGCAAGAGGGTAATAAGAAGATGATTAAAACAGGTTATAAAGAAATCGATAGTCTCGCAGGGGGGTTAACAAGAGGAGAGATAAGTATTGTTGGAGGAAGGCCAGGCCATGGTAAAACAACTTTTCTAGTGAACTTGTTAGCCTCTCTTATAAAGGGTGGTTATAAAGTAGCTATGTTTAATAGAGAATTACCCAATAGCGAGGTTATTAAAAAATTAATTTGTATAGAAAATCCAAGACTAAATTATAGAGATGTAAGAAAAGGTATAATAGATAAGAGTAATATTGGTTTTATTGAAGAACTCAAAAAAGCTTCAAGAAAGATAGCAGATATATATGGGGAAGATAGGTTTATTATGTTTGACACTATTAGAGATTTGCCTAAAACTGCATCAGAAGTAAAAAAGTTTGAGCCAGATGTTATTATAGATGATTATATACAACTTGTAAGTCCAAGTGGTAAAGAGACTGAAAGAAGATTACAGCTTGAACGTATCTGTAATGAATACAAATGGCTTGCTAAAGAAACAAAGTGTGCAGTAGTACTTGCTTCACAGCTTAATAGGTCATTAGAATCAAGGAATAAAGAGGCTAAGAGGCCACAACTGTCTGACCTAGCTGAATCAGGCGCTATAGAACAGGTGGCAGAGAATGTATTTTTTGTTTACTATTCTTATAAGGTTGACCCTTCTATGCACTCTAAAAACGAAATTAGATTAATTGCAAGTAAAGTTAGGTACGGAGAGTCTTCTGAAATAACTCTTAATTACAATGGAGATATTTGTACTATTTACGATAATTGGTCAATACCACACGCAAAGGAGCTAGATGTCACAAAAGACTTACCATTCTAAAGCTTATATAGGAATAGACCCTGGAAAATCTGGAGGTATATGTTGTATTCAAGATAATAGAATATGGGCTTCTAAATGCCCAGACTCTGTTCAGGGTATGGCAGACCTATTTAACAAAATTATAACAGATGTTCAAACTAAAGACATATCATTATGTATAGAAAAAGTATGGGCTATGCCACATGATGGTAAGAGTTCAATATTTACTTTTGGACAAAATTATGGCCAATGGGAGGGGGTTATTGCATCTTTTAACATAATCCCTATATATATAACCCCTTCCACTTGGATGAAGCATCATGAAGTAGAAAAGGGATTAAAGAAGCAAGAAAGAAAAAATATACTTAAACAAATGGCACAAGAATTTATTAATTCAAGTAGTTATATCTCATATCAATGGAAAGGAGTTGCTACTCTAGCTACTGCAGATGCGGTTATGATAGCAAAATACGCAATTGATAACGCTGATTGATATATATGATGTTTTTGGAGACCTTAATTTAATAACAAATGATGGAAGGAAAATACCGTTGGATTACGAAGAAATGAAAAAGTTTGACATTGACCTAGAATTTGGTAAAATGGGTGAGGACTTTGTCAGAGACCTACAAAATGGCAACAACATGATAGAGGTTAAAACAGAGAGAGATTTATGGAAAACTACAGGTAATATAGCTGTAGAAATAAGGTGTAGCGGCAAACCTAGCGGCATATCTACAACAGGTTCTAATATATGGATTCATTTATTATCTGATAATGATAAGATTGTAGGTGGGTATATATTTAGTGTTGATTACTTAAAGCAAAAGATAATAGACCTCAAAAAAGAAGGTAAATTAAAGCTTGTAATGGGTGGAGACTTTAATGCAAGCCAAATGGCTTTGATACCAAGAACAGAATTATTTAAAACTTAAATTATTTTTAGTTATAAAACACAGAATATCTTTTGTAATTTTCTGAACTTGTTGTAGAATTAAGTAATTTTCTTTTTCTGTAGAAAAATTCATCTTTAGCTTTTTTATATCTAGTTCTAAGCTTATCGTTATTTAAATATTTTATAAATTCTTTTTCAGGATTCATTCCCTTATCTGTACTATAAGCATCAGATATTCTTGCAGGCCCATAACTATTTAAGTGTGCATCCAAAGCTTTCATAGTAGCTTTGTGTATTTGTTTAGTAGATAAACCTTGTGAATTGCCTTTATAATCTTTTATGTAAGTAGTAGCAATATAATTATAAGCCGCCCAGTACGCTCTATCAAAATCTTTCTGATTCCCATTATAAAAAGCATTTCTCAAGCTTCTATAAAAAGGTGTTCTATCTCCCATAAGGTATGGTCTGTCAAGGTTTTTATATCCATTTTCTGTTTTCCATCGTCTAGCATAAGTATTAAACTCTTTGTAAGTTTTATAAAGTTTATCATTTTTCCAACCTAAACCAAATGGTTCTTGAAAGTTTTTTCTATACTGAGCATATAAAACTACTGTACTGCTTAAATAGTCATCAAGCGCTTGACCAACAAATTTTCTTTCTTCTGTTAAACCTAGTTGCGGCAAAAATGTTTGACCAAATAGACTAGCAGCGCTTGTTAAATTACCAATTACTGCACTACCATATATAGGATTAAAAGAGCTAGCCATCATCTGGTCATCATAATTAAGAAAACTAAATTTATCTGATTTTGAAAAAAGACTATTTCCGTAAGGGTTTAATAACATATCTGTGCCTAGCTGCAGCCATTCCGAACGCCACAAATAAGAAGATATTTTAGTTAAAGCATCTTCGTTTTCCATTGGATTTTTAGTCTCAAATAATGTATCATACATAGCCCATAACGCCCAACCAGATAAAGCATTGCCTACTGTAGCTCTAGCTAAAGGAGCTATATTTTGATGCTTTACTATTGGCTTTAAATGGTTTTGATACATATCAAAAGTTGTAGAGTAGGCCATACGGTAAAAAAGCGATAAAGGTTTAATATAGCGGTTATTCATCCAATATGGTAAAAGTTGAGGGCCAGTCCCTCCAGACGTAGAAACGTGTGAATAATGCGATATTTTAGCTCTAATATAATCCATTTTACCTGTCATATCCGCATCAGCTAGTCCATCTTGTATTTTTCTGTAATTTTTTTTGTCTAATAAAAAATCTACTTCATCATCAGATAGCTTGAATACTTTTTTCCAGAAGTCTTTAATTTGTTTTTTAGGTGTGGTTGGAAGAATGTTTTTAATTCCATGAATTTTATCTAATTGTAATTCAAAAGTCATAAGGCCAGCTTGTACTTGAGCTACACGCCCCCAACTTTCTGTCTTAGTCATTAAGTTAAAATCAAACAATTTTTCCATGCTAAATTCACCAAGATTAAATGGCAATTTAACAGCTTTATCTTGTAATGCTAAAGTTTTAGTTTGGTAAGTACTAAATCCTTCTCTTCTAGCTTTGTCCATTAAGCTTCCATAATTATTGTACAATCTCAAGAATGACCTTGCTGTATTTATTGCCCCAAATGTTCCTAAGCTTCTAGGAATAGTAATAAGTAAATTTTTAACTCCTGATGTAGGCGATGAAAGACCTGCAGCAGCAGATAGTGTAGAAGTTACAGATAGAAAATTAGTTATTGCATTCCCGTCGCTTCTAGTAATGCCTAATATTTCCTCTATTTGTTTTGCTGTCCATTTAGCTTGTTTGTTAGAAGACTTATGCATGTCTGCTAGTAAAGCTTTTCCTCCACCAGATATTTTAAACTTAGTTCCAAAATTAGTAAATTCTGGGAAAAATTTTGCTACTGATATAAATTTAGATGTTACAGTAGAATATCTATCCATGACACTTCCATAATCTTGGATATACGTTCTAACTTTTTTTGTTTTTTTGCCTGTTAATTTTTGTTTAATAATATTAACTGGTATTTCAGTTTCATAATCTAGTAATATACCTCTAGCTTTAAAGTGTTTATTAACAACCCTTGCAGGATTATAAGTCATAATGTTATAGGCTTCTTCTTTTATTGCCCTTAAAAGCCCTACATCATTTAAATTCTTTTCGTATTCTGCTTCCCATTTATTAGGATTATCTTTTTTGTTAAACTTTTTAGAGGCTATCTCACTAGCTCTTTCTTTTATTTTTTTGTTGGCAATCTTTACAATAATAGGGTTATTTGCTCCTGACGTTGCTATATATTGTAATACTTCTCTACTTACTGCTCTTGTCATGTAATTTTGTACATATTTTTGGTCAAACTCTTTTAACCATTCTTCATATTGAAATTTAGTAGATTTTGCTTTTACTTCTTGCTTAACTCTTTTCCAGTAAAAGTCTGTCATTTGTCTGTGATAGTCTCTTGCAACAATGTGTTTTTGTGTAAAATTGTCTAGCTTATCAAAACCCTCATCATTCATGCTCCATAACTTTTTAGTTTTAGGGTTAACCAGGTCAAACGCTTCGATAGCTTTTCTTTCGTTAACAGTTAAAGGTCTACCTTTTTGAGTTCTCATATCAACCTCTAAAAGCTCCATATTATTTACATCATTACCTAATACTTCTTTTACTTTAATAATAGTGTCATCAGCAAAAGCTTTATCTTTTGTGTAAACTACATCGTAATCTAATAAATCATCTGCTAATTTTTGTGAAGCTTTGCCTCCTTTAGATAAAACGTAGTATACTGGGAAAAAAAGTTTATTTAAACCAAATGATTGTATTCCTTGTTCTTCTGCAATATCTCTCATGCTAGGACTGTCAAAGTTAAAATCATTAACTTTTTCATAGCTATTATAATACTGTTTAACCATATCTATAGTTTTTTGCCCTGAAATATTTTGTATCTCTCCATCTTTAACCCCTAAAGATTCTAGAAGCTTAACAGATTCAGATGCAGGAATATTTTGTTTTTTTCTTAATTTTTCTAAATTAAATTTAGGAATATAAAGTTCATCGTCATCTATTAGATTTAAGTTTAAGCATGCTTTTGCCATTATTTACACTCCATATCGTCTAATATTCTAGATACTACACCTTCATCGACCATGTCATCATCTAAACTTATTTTTTTCATTTTTTTAATGTCCATATCAGTCATACCATAATGTTTTAAAATTAATTTTAAATTAGATTCATACTTTTTATTTCCAAGGTTTGCTCTTGAAAAGTCTCCATGTCGTCCGCCAGTAATTAATATTTTAGCTTTAGCTTTAAGAGTATTTATATCATCAGCAGAGTTTTTAGTTAAAGCTGATTTTTTAAATTTATCCCCAGGTTTAGTCTGTAATGTGTTAAAGTCTACATCATCCAGTCCTGCCCCAGACTTAATATTAAAACCTGTTTTTTTAGCTAAACTTTCAAGAGATTTAGATATAAAAACACCACTATCTGTAATAGGCATTTTTCTTTTATTATCTACTTTTGCAACAATATCAGTTATTCTTGCTGATGTTTCTGAAAATGTTCTAAATAAACCTTCTAAAACATGCTTATGTATTGCCATTTTTACAGACTTGCTTTTCGAATCTGTTATTATTTTACCATCTTTACTAAAGTAAATATAACCTTGCTTGTCTGCATTTTTTGCAATATTATTTAAATTTTCATAACCTTTTTTTAGTTGATATATAGAAATACCTTCTGCGTAATCTAAAGCCCCTTTAGCTAAACCATATTTTTTTAGTTGAGCATCACTCATTTTTTCTAATTGACTTGATTTTTTACTATCAAAAATTAACTTTTGATATTCATTTTGTAATTTTTGTAAATCTTTAAAAGCTTTTGGGTTTTTAGGTAAACCTGTATTTTTGTCCATTTTAAGACCATCTACATAAGCTTTAGTTTCTTTTCCGTATTTTGCTAATTTGTGACCTAAACCAAACTTATCAACTAAAATAAACTTTTTACTTTCTATCCCATAATTACTTTCTACCCATGTAGAGAATCCTTTTCTATATGTTTTACCTGTAACACCAAAAATAGATTGAGACAGTTGTTTAAATGTTTTTTCACCAATAACTTTGTTTGTAAGTTTATCGGAAAGCTTTGTTCTTGATTTTGCAAAAAATGGAACAATAAACTGCTTTACTTGCTTTAAAGCATCTTCTCCTTGTATTTTGTTTTTTTTGGCTATTTTAAGAACTGATTTCATCAATCTAGAATAAGAAAGTTTTTCACCTATAGTGGCTTTTATTTTAGATGCAATTATACCTGCAACTCTTTTGCCTTTTGTTTTGCCCATTGGGTAAGAAACTTTAATTGTTCCATTTTTAAATTCAAAAGATTTACTTTCTATACCTATACCTAAAGGAGCTTTTTTTTGAGGGTCACTTTTATATAAAGTTGTTAAAGATTTTTTAACTGATGGGTTTGCTAATCCTTGAGAATCTAAAAACCTATAAAAACTTACTAAACCTAATTTTGGTTTTCCTGTTAATTTACTAGCGTAGTTTTCTAGCCTAGAACCTTTTATATTACCTAAAAAAGAATCATCTCCATCTTTAATCATATTAGTTATAATATCTAATACACCTTTAGCGTACTCCCTAACACCTCCAGGTCCTAGAATAGTTCCTGCGCCCGCGCCAGACTTCACTTGATACTCAGGCAAAATATCTGTAATAAAGGTTTGAGCCATAAGGAGGTTTTGTCTGGCCATATTTTTTTCAGAATCTGTTAGATTTAAATCATCAAGCTTTTCAATTTCAATATCTATTTCTGACCTAATTTTGTCAGCCTCTTTTAAATTAAGCAAAATATCCTCTGCTGGACCTTCAGGGTCTTTTCTCATTTCATCTGAACGTCTTTTAATTTGAGCTTCTAATTGGTCGCTAGTTTGATTTAAATCTTCTATAACTCTATTTACATTAGCATCATCTACAGGTTTAGCTACTTTTGTTCCTAGCTTTTCTTTTAACCTCATATCTAAAAAGTTAACAGTTTCTTCTAATATTTGACTGTCAGAAAAATTAGGATTTTCTTTTCTAAAAACATTTTCTACTTCATTTATATCAATATCTTGCGCACGTTTAATTTTGTCAGGGCCTGTAACATCCATTTTTAAGGTTGGACCCTCAGCCTCAAGCCTTTCTAAAAGTCTTATTTTTTTGTCACTTAAATCTGTTTTTTCAGCAGTTAATGATTTTAATGCATTTTCATTTCCTTGTTCCATCCATTTGTCTAAACGCTCTACCTCATCAAACATCTCACCAGCTTCATCAAAATAATTTCTTACTTTAGCAAAGGCAGCCATTCTTTTTTCATAAAATTCAATTGCCTCTTTAGCACTTATTGGTTTACCTTCTTTTATTTTTCTACTATTATTTTTTTCAAACGCTTCTATTTCATCTAGAATTTCTAAATATTCTTTATACTCTGGAGACTCTTCCCAAGCTTGCCTTCTTGAATCAATATCAGAAACAGTATCGTCAAATGACGATTGTTTTGCTTGGATTTCAGCGTCTGAGTCGAATTGGTCTGCTGATTTTGCGTTTATACTATTTTGAATAGCCTCTTCTTTTTCTAAATATCTTTTTCTTTCTTCAAATTTTTGTTTGTATATTCTTTGTGCTTTTTCTAAAGGTTCGGCAACAGTTCTTTGAAGACCTATTCCAGCCAATCTAGTAGCTCCTGCAAAACCGCCCATAGTTAAAAGACTAGTCATCATTTCTTCTGCAGACTTTAGCTGACCATAAGCAACAGCTGTCCCTGTAATATCACCAAGTGTTAGTCCTGCAACGTCAGTAGCGTATTGACCTAATTGACCAGTATATTTCATTTTGCTTTTTAAATTTATCAGTCTTTTTTGGCTGGCTCCAGTAAGCTTTTTTTGTAATTCCATATTATCAACAGTTCTTAACATTCTTGTGTGTTTAGCTGCTAAGAAGGGTCTTGTTGCTCCACCCATAACACCCATAATACCACCATGAACAATACTTGCAAAAGTTTCTTTTGTTATTTCCCCACTAGATAAAGGTTTTGGAAAGTTTTCTGGGTCTCTTATATGTTGAGTTCTAGCATACATATTACCTTTCATTCCCTCGTAAGGTATATACATCATTTCACTACCAATAATATTTCTAATAGAAGACTCTATAGCTGCTCGCGATTTTTTTAAACCAGGAATTTTTTTAACTGCTTGTTTTGTTAAATATTTAATAGAACCTTTAGCTGCCCCTGTTGACAAAACTGCCCTACCTAAAATACTACCACCTCCAAATAGACTTAACGCATCAAGTGGCATACCAAAAGCCATGATTCCTGCAATAGCTTCCTCCCAAATAGCTGGTTGTCTTTCTAATGTAAATTTAGGTTTTCCTCTGGACAAGTCATCTACCATCCCTTGTAAGGACCTGCTATATGCTAGTCTTGCTAAAAAAGAACTATCCTCATCTATGCCATATAAATTAAACTTATCCATAAAACTATCTTCGTCTGTTTGTTTTAAGTAAACATCAGCAGGGTCTTTTTTTGGAATAGTAACAGTTTTGTAATTTATTTTGTCCCAGTCTTGTATAGGGGCATCAGGATATTTTTCTCTAGCTTCACGATAAACTTGCTCGTCAGTATAGTATCTATACTTATTTGGAAAAGCGTCTCTTAGCTGTTGGATAGCACTTTCTGGGGATACAGGCATGTTATTTGCTTATAGTGTTAAGCCAAGTATTCATATCTGTATTTTTTAATATATCCTCAGCTTGCCTTAATTGATTTTCTAAGTTTTGTATTTCTATATTCATTTCATTTTTACGTTTTACTAAAGACTCTTTATTAAAAGAAGTTAGTTTAGTTGCCTTATTTTTTTTATCCTCAATATCTTTCCTTAAATCGTCTATTTGTTTTTTAAATGTAACTTGAAATTTTTTAAATTCTTTTTTAGCTTGAGCTAACTGTTTGTCAGTTAAAGTAGGTTGCGCATCAGTTCCTTTTTTTATTATTTTTTCTTCCCCTCCTGGAACAATAATATCTTCTCCAAAAGTAAAATCCCCACCTAAAGTTTTATCAGTTTTTTCCCACGCCCATTTTCCGTCAGACTCTAATTGAGAAACATAAGAATCTGGCTGACCAGTAGCTCCAGCATTTAACTCTTTGTACCGCACATCTTTTTTATCAATTTCTCTGATTATGTTCTGTTTTTGAGCATCCAACAAATCTAATGTTTTTGTTTTTGTGTCATATTTGGTATCATTTATAACATAAATATAATCATCTCCACTATCATCAACATAAGTTTTTGCTGATTCTCGTTGTGGTCCTGTAAGCTCAGACCATAATGGTATTTCATTTTTTTCTATTTGATTATAAATATTGTGAATAGGCATATAGCTATCAAGGTACAAACTTTTCATTTCGTTACCCAGTAAAGGCATAGTTTGGTTCAACGCTCTACCTGTTGTTTGATTGTAATGTGCCTGTATAGCAGCATTAAATGATGCTTCTGTTATTTCTCCTTTTAATAGCTTAGAATAAAGCATTTTTTCACTTTCATCAAAAAGCCCAATCAAATCGCTTGGAAGTTTTTCTAGTACACTTTTTAAACCTAAAGTGTTTTCTGCAAGGTCCATATTAGCGTCTGGCATTACACTATTAAATTCTGCAGCTTTTGAGTTGTATCTATTAATTAACTTTGATGCTTTAGTAAATTCATCTTTAAATTCTTGTTCAGTCCCATCAAATACATAATTTCCGCTACCATCAACACCTAGTATCATATTGTTCATTTTATCAATACCAGTCATTATTTCATTTTTAGATTGATTAAAATCTGAATGAGTTTTTTTTATTGGCTCGATAGCTGTAGACAAAATAGTTGTATAAAATGCATCAGCTCTATCTGATAATTCAGGGTTTTCACTAACAAATCTATCTCTTGTTTGTTTTAAAAATTCTTCCCCTTTAGAAACACTATCTATATCTGAATTATCTACAAGCTTCATAGAGTTTAACATCATTGTTTGATAAGATTCTTCTTTAATAGCTTCACGTCTATCTCTTTGTAGTTGAGCTTGATTAAAAGCACCTTGTACTTGTGAAGCAACTTGAATAGTTTTTAATAATCTATCAAATGGGTCGGCGCCTAAATTAAGATTTACACTAGCTCCTGGCGGAAGTACTTTAACCAATTTAGCCTCCTTGAACTGTTTTTATTAATCCTTGATAATCTGCTAATTCTTTAGCTAAACCTTGAAGAGCTTGACCTCTTTGTCTTCCTACATCACCATAAATGTTTTGAACACCTGATTCAAAAGCTTCCTCTGCAGCAGTTGTAGCGGCAGCTCTTCCTCCGTAACCTGCAAAATCACCACCTGTAGCAGCAGCAGTCTGCCTTTGTCCAACCAACTTGTCAGCTAACGACCCTCTTCTTTGACCAACTTGAGCAGAAAAACTTGCTGGGTCTATCCCTCGTAACGAAGATAATTTCATAGGTTTTACCATTCCAGCTCTACCACCTTCCACACCACTTCTTGCTAATGCTTGAGATAAAGATTGTTGAGAAAATATATTAGGAGCTGGACCTGACTCACTTAAAAACATACCGCTGTCAACATTCATCATATTTTTTAACTCGTTAGTATATTGTGATTTGCTCATAAGCTCACCTGTTTTTTTATTTTTAATAAATCCGCCATCTTTTACATAATCCCCTGTTAACATCATCATATCAGCCATTTCTTTTGTAGGTTGATAGCCTTGTCTTTGCATTTCAAGAAAAGCATCGTAGGTTGCTTGGTCGCTTATTCCTGGAGTAAATTCATTTGCAGCAATATTATATTGTTTTGGCATAAAAGTTGTTTGCACATCAGACATAAAGCTTGGAGTTAATAAGGAGTCTAGAAGTCCACCTCCTCCTTGCATCCCCACGTTAGTTCCATACGTTTGTGCGCTAGGTTGCTGAAAGAAATCAGATGATACGCCTCCTTGGTTCTGTTGGTCCATATAATCTTGAGCATAACCATAATCATCAAAATCTAAAGACTCTCTCCAATCTTCACCAGTACCAAAATCTACTTCGTCTACCCACTCTCCATCAACCCATGGCATATAAAAACTCCTTTATCTTAATAATATCTTCTGCTAGGACCTTGAGCTTCAGTTATTACTGGCTCCCCAGCTGGTTGTGTTAAATAATTCATATACAAATCTTGTGCTAAAGGTGCATAATTAGATGGTGTAAATATAGCTTGACCTAAAGCACTATCTCCGCCTAAACCCATTAAAGGCTGATTAAGTTTATCGAAAGTTGCCCCTCCCATAAACGGAATTGATTTACCTCCTGCTTTTTCAGCTAATGCAGCTATTTTTTGTGAAAAATCACTTGCTTCAAAAGTTTGCCCACCTATTACATCTCTACTAATTGCTGGTGTTAATTTTTCAGCTCCACCTTGAATAACCTCAGCAGAAGCATCACCTGGGCCACCGTAATCTGTAATACCTTTTTCAGTTTTAGCAAAAAGCCTATTAAGTATTTTGTCAGAGTCTGAGTCTTGAGGAAAATAACCCATTTCACCTTTTTTTAATTGCTGCATCGTTTTATCTTTAGCACTTTGAAATGTATCTTTAGCTTTTTGTCCTACTTTTTGACCTACATCTTGAGCTACATCTTTAACTTTAGCGCCCGCCCCTTTTAATGATGATGATAACTCTGGGGCTACTTTTCCAACTGAAATAAGGTCGCCACCTAAAGCGATTAAATCTGATATTCCTGCTGCTTTTTTTCTTCCTTTTAGCATCTCTCCTAATTGAGCTTTACTGCTTTCCGCTCCACCTTTTAAGTAATTTTCTAAAAAAGTTCCTTTAAATTGAGCTGGAACTCCACCCATACTTTTTATATCTTTTTGCATCTTTTTTAAATCTTTTTGTCTTTTTGCAGCATCAGCGGCAGTAAGAACAAGTTTTGCAACTTTTCCCCACGGACCTAAAAACGTGCTTCCAATATTTAGTCCTGTTTTAAGAAGTTTGCCAAATTTACCTTTAAATAAGCCAGCTCCTTTTTGAGCTTTTTTTTGCATTTTTTCGATTAAATTTTTCATTGCTTTTGTACCTGTTTGTGTCATGTCTGAAACATATCTATCTTTCATCATGTCTTCGCTGGTACTTATTTGGTCTGCAACCTGTTGCTCTAGTGAAAATGGCTGTCTCATAATTCTCCTTTAAATCTTGCATATAATTTATAAAAATAAATTAAATATTCATAATAAATATTTTTAAATATTCCAAGCATTTTTTAAATTGTATACCTCCAAACGCTTGAAGCTGTAGTATAGCTTAATTTTGTAGCAGGGTCAACGCTAATTCTTACTCTATCCCCAGCACTAAATGATACTTGGTCATCAGCTAGTGTTGTAAAGTCAAAAGTAGCAGATGTTTCGTTAGATAAAGTAACCTGAACAAAACTTTTATCAGAGCCATTTACTCTTAAAAGCATTCTTGTTGCTCCTGCATCTCCTGTGCTACTTCCATGATGAATTACTAATTTTATTAATTTTCCATTGTATGGAGGAATAAATAATGTGTCATCATTAGTATTATCTCCAGTAGAGTTACCTTCAATATTTGATGGTCCAAATGGAAGATAATCTTGGTTAGCATCTGTTGTTACAAACATATGTAATTGAACATCATAAAAATAACTATCTACATAATCTTTTACTGCAGCAGATGTAGGTATGCTTGTATCATTATCATTACTTCCAATACCGTCAGCTTCATCAACAAATTTTAATATGCTTATAGATTCTCCACTATCAGTTAAAGTTCCAAATGAAACAATACCTGAAGCTGATACATTAGGTGCAGCTAAAGTCCCTGTTATTGTTAAATTTCCATTATCAGCTAATGAAAACTCAGGACTACTAGTTAAATCTGCATTACTAGAAATTCTTAATATATCATCACTAGCATCTAATACACCTACAGACCAATCATGTTGAGCGCCTCGATAAAATTGAAGAGAATTTTGAGTAGGAGGCCCAACAATTCTAAGCGCATAATTTGCTGAATTATCATCGTATGAAAATTTCACAACATTACTTGTTGATGTATTTATTACAGGTCTAGCTGCAGAACCATCAGTAGCTCCTGTTATTTCAGGATTAGTAAACATAGTTGCTTTAGATTCATTAGTAACATTACCTAAATCTAAAGAAGATTTAACTGCATCAAAATTAGCACCACCTAATAAAGTGACTACATTAGCACTTAAACTTGTTAAACCTGTGCCTCCATTACCTGCAGGAAGAGTCCCAGTTACATCATTTGCCATATCTACATTACTTAAACTGTTTCCTGTACCATTAGCATCAAATGTTTTATTTGTTAAAGTGTCTGTTGAAGTTGCAGTTATGCCGCCTACATCCGACGCGGCTAAAGCAGTACCATTAATTTTAAATTGCTTTCCTGATGCTAAATTTAAATCACTACTTACACCAACTTTTCCTGTGCCAGCAGGAACAATATCTATATCTGCATCATCTCCATCTGTTATTGTAATTGTACCTGTATCGCTATTACCTGTCTGTAAAACAAGGTTGTGATTTCCGTTTGACTCTAAGGTTACATTTGCATCTCCGTTACCAAGTGCAATATTTCCTGCATCATTTTTTATACCAATTGCAGCGGCACCACCTGACTGTCTAAGTAAAACTTTATCTACAACAGGAATGTTATTTGTTTTATTTGATAATCTTTTAACTTCTTTTTCTAATCTTTGTATTGTTCCTACTAAACTTCTTAAATCAATATCTAAATCAATACCATGCCACTTATTAGATTCTTTAACATAAAGTTTTAAACCTCTTATAGATGAACGTATAGTCATATCTCCATTTTGACCTTCAGAGTTTTGTGGAGTGCCTTTACCTATTGTTATTCCTCTTGGTTCTGGAATTGCCATTATTTAACAGCTTTCTCTCTATAGACTATAGCTATATCATTAATTTGAAATGATGAATGAATATATCCAACATCATATAAAGTAGATGTACTAGCGCTTACAGATAAAGCAGAATTTAAAGTTGCTATTTTAGTACTTTGAGCATAACTTATTATTTTTCTTATTTGACCATAACCGTCACCGCCATAAAAAAATATTGGCATACCATTATAAAAATTTTCTGTTGAACTTGCATTTGAAGCAAGGGTTACTTTATTTGATGCTGTGTGTCCTGCTAGCTTTCCTACTTGACCAGCATTTGAGTAAGAAAATTGTAAAGCTATAGAGTAAACATTGTTGATTGAAGAAGATGGTTTTAATGCTACTGTTATCCATTGACCAGTACTTGTCCCAGCATTGTATGAATCAAAACCTTTTGCGTTAGTATAATATGTTGTATCTGCAAATTCTCCTGTAAAATTATTAGAACCGTTAGTAGCATAATTTACTTTTACGCCTGATATATAATTATTACATTTAAATGTAACATAAATTTTATAAACTTTTTTTCTTACACTTGGGCCTGATACAGGAGAATCGTCAAAATCAAAATCTTTTGTTCTTATTTTAAATTTTTCTGCTGCTTTAGTATGATTCCATAAATCTCTAGAAGAATCATCCCATACTGATATATCTCCTAATGCTGATGTTTGGTCTGTAGAAGTATACATAATAAGCCCACCATTACGAGACATAATCATATTACTTCTAAACATATTGTTAGCTTCTACGGGTAAATTTTCATTGTCCCCACTACTCATTACAATTAAAGGCTCACCTGGAATAGTAGACGCAGCATCAGCCCCTGAATTAGGAATTAAAAAAGAGTCCTGAAAAGGAACATTTAGCCTAAAGGAGTCAAAAGGTTTGCTTGATTCGTCGTTTTTAGCCATTATAACTCCGTTTCTGTGTTACCTATTATAGTATCTGTAGGATTAGATAATGCATACCAATTAAATAAATTATCATGTTGGGTTATAGCTCCATTGTTAATATCATAAATATAACCACTACTAGCAGCACCAGAAATATTTGTTGTTAGTATAATTATTTTATTAGAAAACTTATCGTAACCTACAATAATAGGTCTTTTAAAATCTTCATTAGTTAACCAATTGTTTATTCTAAACTTATTAGAGCTAACATTGCTTAATTTATCTCCATCATAAAAATAAATACCTA